GCGGCGATAAGCCCAAGTTCCTTAGGCAGCAGTTCAGGAGCAAAAGAGTTCATTGCCGGCCCTACTGGTTCAGGTGGTGCTTATACGTCGCGGACTATTGCGTCTACTGACCTTCCAGCTGGTACTTCATCAGCAATAGGTGGTGCAGCAGCTGGTGCGGGTCTGACCTCTACATCTGGAACGTTTTCCGTTGATCCTGCAACCACAACAACTCGCGGTGCAATCAGTGTTCCGTCTGCCTCTGGTCTGAATGTCGATGGCAGTGGTGTTATTTCTCACCAATCCAGCGTCACTGGTCAGACCAAAAACGGTTTTACTATTAACGCTCAAGGCCATATAACGG